CCATAGTCAGTTGTAATACTGCTACTAGAAGGTTTTAATTCATACCAGCGTGTTCCTGCTTCCGTTTCTACGTACGTATTACCGTACATAGGATCAGTAGCTCCACTTTCTGCTGTAGATAGAAAAGGCCATTGAGGTTCTTCGTTTACAATATCTAAATAAGATCTGTTAATTGCGTCTTTAACGTGCTGCTGTACACCGACAGCGTTGCTAAAGTTTGCAGAAGTTACTACAACCTCATTCAACTCTCTTAAAAGCTCATTAGTCAATGTTATATAAGTAGTAGCCATTGTTATTTCTTTCCAACTTTAAAGTTTGCAGTTTTAGTAGAACCTTTATGAGACTTGTAGCCTTCTTTAGAATCCTTCATAAGTTTGAAGGACTTTCCAGTCTTCATCCAGTGGTGTCCTTTTGGGGCCTCTACTCTCATCGTTTCTTATTTTTACAAGCACATGCCTTTTCCATGTCCTGTACACTTTTAAAGCTTAATACATGCATAGTATATTAGTCCTGTTCACTGCTAAATGTTTTTGACTTTAGCCTAGCCATCTCAAACTCAGTATCACCTTTATTTCTAAAGATGAGATCATAGTTTGTATCGTACTTAGCTTTGTCAAACCCTTTCCTGAAGCGACTATCTTTAGAGACAATTGCTTGCCGAAACATCACAGGCTTCTCTTCGCTTCCTATCTGAGGCATTTATTAGCTGGCCTGAGTAGTTGTAATACCGTCTTGTACTTTGCACATACCATCAAGATACCAGTTAGTACCGTCAGACCATACATGGACAAAATCACCATGAACAGCTTTGCTTGCTACTAATGATATAGTATCTGCATCTGTAACAGTAGCTACAGCACCTGCGGCATCTTCCGGTGAAGAAACATTACCTACGATGATATTCGCACTTGAAGCCGTTACAACAGTGTGAGTACCTGTGGGTTCTGTAGCGCCAACATAAAACCAATACTCAAGCCCTGCGGCAGGAGATGGTAAAGTTTGGATTCTAGCAGTTGCTGTATTCATAACAAAACGAGTACCAGACTCAGCAGCAGTAATAGTATTTGCCGCTGTGATTGCCTCTGTATCAGAGGGCTTCTGAACTTTTTCAGCGAGTTCACGGACATCGCTCGTCTTTGCCGAATTACGTCCAGTGTCTCTAATATTTACGATTGCCATATTCTTTTCCTCTTATTAATTATTTAAATGAGTAAGGTTCAAGGGAGCCGTTTATAGACTCCCTATTCCCATATTTTTTAGTCAATTCCGTAGAACGCTGACACAAGAGCATCGTCGCGCAGTACTTTGGCCCCATATACATGGAGTCCTCGTACAATGTCGCCGAAGCTGTCGGGATCACGGATAACTTCAGTGCTAGTAATCGTTTGAGCAGTAGCAGTAGAAGACATATGTCCTCCAATACACTGACCAGCAGCATTACTAGTTGACGCTATGTTATTGGTCTTGTACATATCAAAACCACGCAGCTTGCCAGAGCTTACTAGTCCATTACGGATAGAGCCTTGACCTGCATTGTAGTCTACTGATAAGAGTTTAGAAGAACTTTGTACAAGAACTTCATAGAACTCTGGATTTGCTACGAACCAACGACCTTCGTCAGGAACATTGGCTTCATCAAGAAGACGAGCCATGTGCGAGAGAACATCAATCGGGTCATGCTCAGAAGAGCCAAATCCAATGTCAAGATTACCAGTACCGTCGAAAGTACCAGCAGCAAGGTCTGTTGCGCTGTCAGAACCAAGAATATGGTTAGGACTAGAAGCAGAGACACCTGCAATCATTGTAGCAATGACACCTGCATCAAAAGCATCACGCAAAGCGTAAGCTGCTGAAGAGGTTGCTACGTCACGAAAGTTAACGTGTGACATATTCGTTTCAATATCATCAACAATGAACTTGAATGCGTTGGCAGTATCAACGATTAAGCTAATCTCTGAATCAGTAAGCTTAGTAGATGTTACATTTTGCCCACGCTCATACTGATAAACAGTAATGGTAGGTTCTTTGATGATCCTGACCGTATCTCCAAAACCAGATATCTCACCAGCATAATCCGTATTGGTAATAGCTTCAACTACAGAAGCCTTACGGAAGAAGTTGAGTACCTGCTTGGAATATACCTTGGGCAGGAAAAACGAGTTAGTCTGTCCAGATACCGAATTACCAAAGTTGGCATCCGTATCTGTCGAGGGTTCAAAAAATTGATCACTTTGGTTATAAGCCATATTAAATTACTCCTAATAATAAGTAGAAAAGATTATCCTTTACGAACTCTCCCTTCAGAAATAGCTTCACGAATATCCTCTTCGTGCTTATCAAACTGATCTAGGGACATCTTCGCAATTTCATTTTCTGTCCAGATACGAGGCTGTCGAGCATCTACAGAGGTTGTCTTGGTTGAGACAATATCTGCTGCGGATGCTTTCTGTTGCTTCCTCCGACCTGAACGGTTCTTTTGAGTCCTTTGCTGTCCTTGTCCAGTTTCTAACTTATAAAGATCTAAAGCTTTAACGGCTAAAGTTACATCATCAGGGTTATCATAGATCCAACCTTGTATTTGATCTGGTTGCTCTTTAGCCCACGAATGGAAGTTATCGTTTCCTCGAATTTCATCGAAGTCTGGATGCCTTTCATGAAGTGCAGCTTCGGCTTCTCGCTTTACAATTTCAGCTTCTCTTTGTTCAATGAACGAGAGCTTTCCTTTTAAAACTTCTACTTCCTGCTGACTTCTTAAGTGTGCTACAGTTTCTACCGTATCATATAGATCGGGATATTCCTGTCTAAACCTTGCAAGTTCTTCTTGAGATTTAGGAGCTTGATAAGCTGGTTCAGCTTTTCTAGCTTCTTCAATAAGTTCTTGTTCTCTCCTTTTAAACTCAGAAAGTTTAGAATCATAATGGTTCTTTAAATCGTCGTACCTTTTTTTATAGTTAGTGTTTTGGTCATTATCATCAGGGGCCGCTTTCTTTTTACGCTTGCGGGTGGCCTTCTTTCGTTGGAGATCGGGATCGTCCTCTTCATAATATAGGCCATCTGCGTCTGCACGTTTAGGGCCATCAGGCTTATGCCAAGCCTTCTTTCTATTATAAGGGTTTGATACTTCTTCTTGTTCCTCTTCCTCCATATATTGTTCGGACATAAATTACTCTCCTTTTCTACGGGGCTTGTGTTATCTTGCAAGGTAGCCAATTTAAAACGTCTTTAAAATTTGGGGCTTGGTTATACAAGGTAGCCGTATATGTTTTTATCTACGAGATCCTGCAACGCTTGGCATTCGATTAGCACCTAGCATAGACTTATGAATTTCTTCATTCTCGTCTTCTGCTACAGGTACTCCGCCAACAGTCCCATAAGGACTTTCGGGGTTATCGAGTAAACCTCCTCCTGCATATCTCTCTTTAACACCACCACCATGAGCATCAGCTTCACGTTCAGCATCATCCATCATTGTTTGAAGATTATCTGCACCAATCTCATCAGTGGCTTGTTCAGTGACTACAAACTCTCCATCCGACAGTCTTGCCGGTATCGAGTCTGATACACCAGTTCCGGGGCCTTCAACTTCTCCTTCCCCAGAAAACTCAGAAGCAGACGTTATTACCCTATCGAAAATATCGTTAAGTTTTGGGTCTGCATCTAAAGCATTCATTAAATAGTCTTGTTCTGATTCATCTAAGGTTTCTCCTAGAATAAAATCTAAATGGCTATCTTCCATTTCTTCATCAGGTACTTGCTCTGCCATTGCTTGTTCGTCAGGCGTATAAGTATCTAATGGCATTTCTTCTTCTGTTACTTCCATTTCGGGTGGTATGAGCATTGAACCCCCCTCAACCCTTGGTTCTCTAGAAGCTTCTATAGCTTGTTTATCTTTTTTTATTTGAGCAGCTTTAGCCTTTAACTCCTCAGACTTATCTTGTGACGGTTTAGAGTCTCTTTCTACCATACGCTCCATTATATTTCTAATATCTTCTTTACCATCTTCAGACAACTGCTGACTAAGTTCTTCTATTCCACGACTAGGGTCTTCTTCATTATGCATTATCTTTCCTCTCCATTGCTTCTTTAATGTTATCCTTCAACTGCTCTAGGCGTACCAGAGAATTCAGCCTCCCCTGGCATCGGTACAGCTCCAGTTCCGACGTTGCCACCGCCAGTACCTGTAGCTCCAAGTCCTTGAGCGTCTGGAGGTACTCCTTCAGGGGTTCCCATACCTCCGGGTTGTTGACCAGTGGGGCCAGCTTCCGGGCCAGTTGTTTGTCCAGCATTATTTTGAAGTCCTATTATTTGTGCCATGATAGCTGCTTCTTCAGGGTCGTTCATTAGTTCATCAGGATCTAAATCAAGACTGTAAGCAAGCTCACCAATTAGCTTGTTCATTTTAATGAAAGGTGCAATAGCTGGATTCTGAGCCGTCTGTAAGAACGTAGTTAAACGTTGTGACCTTACTTCTTTCTGCATTAAGCTGTTTGTACCCGTGGCTTTTACTTCTAAGTCTCCTTGAACGTCTACTTTAGATTCTAGGAATTGCATATTCCATTGAAAGTAGGACTCTCCTAAAGGCTTTAAAAGGAAATCGTCTAAATTCTTTATAACTGTTTTAATATTAAGCGATGCTGCACCAAATAACATTGACATTCCTGAAGCTGTTCGCGTCATACTCTGTACGCCTGTCTGACCATGCGAATAGCTTGGTATACCTGTCTGTTCGTCAGCTAATTGCCTGAACTTATCAAACATCATCATGTTTTCTTGCGAAGTATTAGGGAACTTCAAGCCGTTTATCGCTTGTCCCGGCATTCCTGCTTGCCTTCTGAATATCTTACCCGGATATATCTCCATGCTTTGACCACCTACTAGGGCAGTTTCATCTACATCGAATACAAGTGAACCTGACATAGCTAAATTATCTATTGCCATCCTAGCATGACCATTCATTATCTTTTGAGAGTCATCCATGTTCTCTGCTACGCCAATACCAAAGAAACTATAGGGGTTTCGCTCATAAGGGAAGGAATGATATGGTAATCTAAAGGGTGTAAATGGGTTTACTACACTTCTTAGCACTTGTTTATTGCATATCCACGCATTTATCTGCACTTCATCAAGATCATCTACTTCATCTGGCACTTCCATACCTACTTGGCGAGCATATTCGGCATCCATTACGCCCCAATACTCTAAAACCTCGAACTGTCCTGCACCATAGTCCTCTGAACGATGATCATCCTTTAATTCTTGTTCATACCCCTTTTCCTCATAATTAGAACCCATTGCTAGGGCTTCTCGTATGGCATCTTTATCGAAATAGGGCATTTTAGCTAGAGAACGAATCTTAGTTCTGTTCATCTTATGTCTATGGAAGACATATTCACACTCATTAATGTTAGTAGCGTTAGGATCAGGAAAGAAATCCCATATACTTACAAATTCTATACGAGGAACCCTGACATCTACAGGTTTATAAGCTCTAGTACCCTCTGCATCATCTTCCCATCTATTTAAAGTCTTATTAAAATTGAACGGGCCTTTTATAATGCCTGTACCGAATAAAGAAGACTCGAAAAGAGCATTACGAATTT